TGATGTGAACTCTATTGCCCCTTGATTTACAAGAGCATCCCAAGCATTAGGGTCTTCTATGAGTTCACTTACAATACCTCTATAAGGTGCTGTATAAACCTCTTGCTTTTCCTCTTCTGTTCCTGGTAAGAAACCAATATCTCTGATTGGAACAACGGATCTGATAATAACCAATTTATCATAAGGTGTGTCTTTATCCAGAATTTCTTCTAGTGCCAGATACATTGCAATGAAGGTTTTACCCGTACCAGCAGAACCATTCAAAGAAATATTCATTCCACTATTATATGCTCGGATCACTTTCCCTTGATTCTCGGTAAGGGGTTCTAAGGATATTAAATTTTCCAATCTTATTTTAGTTGATTTAGTATTCATTATTAGTTTTTAGTATGAATACTGTTACCTTGACCGGAACCCGATTTAATTTTTCTTAGAACATCATTCCAGCCATCCGAAGTTTTTGATAATACACCTCCTAGTTCTTGAACTAGATAAGGCGAACTTGTAATATATCCCTCTAAATTTGCATTATCTTCTAGGTAAATATCCCTTGCGGATATTTTCATAAACTTTTCTGTAATTTCTCCAGTGTTTATATTCTTAAACGTATAAGTTGGCATTCATGTCCTCTGTTAAATTTTAAGACAATCTTACCACTGAAACTATATTATATAATACAACAGTAAGATTGTCAATACTTTTTACGCTCCTAAAACGAAATCCTTTAAATCTTCAATTCTAGAATCAAGATATTCTCTCTTTTTTTGTAGATCGAATGCCTTTTTTTTATCACCACGTTTTTCTAATCTTCGCATAAAGTATCCTAGTTCCCTAGAATCCCTTTTCAATCTTTCTACTTGAGCTCCATACATATTCAGCGTTTCCTTTGTATATATTTCTACTGTATTTAAAATGATTTACTTTGTGAAAATTTGCTTACTCCTTAAGTTGCATGGGTTAACATAATATATTTACTACTTCTTAATCAATTCTGGAAAGGCTTCTTTGACTAAAGCCTTTGTGATGCCTTTATACACACTAGTCAGTTTCTTATCTTTCATTAGAATAACTAACTCTGCTTCCTTTACATGAAGGCCCTCTAAAATCTCAATAAACATTCTTTCAACTTTAGGTAAATGTAATATATCACCTTTACCCCACTTAACAAAATAAGTAAATCTTTTTGTTACATGTTGTAGAGTAGTTCTAGAATAACCAGCAGGAGCATCATCTCGATTAAATGGAGGCGATCCTTTAGGTAAAGTAAATACAATACTATCATCAAACGACCCCCTTAAAATGTCCCTTAATGCTAGTGAGTCATTTTGTTTTAAAAAGGATATCTTTGCTTTTCTAGTCTTTAATAAGACAGCTTTCTCTAACACTTCATGTATCATTAGTATCATGTAAATTCTCCAGCACATTCGATTAATAAACTACAACGGTTCTTTATAAGATAATTTAATACCTTTAATTTACTACTAACTTTTACATTAGCAATTTCTTCTTGAATATTTGTTACTAAATCTTTAGGTATCTGAGTTAGATCGATCAATTTACGGTTTCTACAGAAGTTTCTATATATTTCCGGTTCCATGATATTATGCATATCATCTAAATTATCTATAGTATACTTTGCCATTTTCTTTTTCGTCATTGGACTTTGACGGATACTTTCAGAAAATGTATTATCAGGACTTAATACATTTGGTACACCATCACTTGAATCCCCTTTTAATAAATGTTCTAATAGATATGCTTTAGGGTCGGAAGATTGGATAAATTTCTTTGTGATAGGACTATATTGTCTAATATTGTTAAATTGATGTAACTGAATGAAATCTTTATCACCTGACACGATCATTACTTTATCATGTTGACCAAACTCTTGGGTATCAAACGCCAATACTCCAATGATATCATCAGCCTCACATCGTGCAACTTCTATAATTTTATAAGGGAAGTTTTCTTTTAAATCGAGTTTAATCTTATTTATAATTAAAAAGACACTTTTCCAATCAATAGGTGATTTTTCTCGTACAGAAGCCCGTTTAAATTTATATTCCGGATAAATTTCTTTACGCCATGAATAAGAATCAATAGCAATCACCATTTGACCATATTCATTCCGAAATTTTTTATTATACATTCTAAGTGAATTTAAAATTGTATGTCTAATATCTTCTTCTTTTGTTAGTTTTTGCGCAATAATATTGCCAATAGCAATTGCAGAGAAATCAATAATAATCATATATTCCCATATTTTTATTTAATAATACTTATTATAACATATATTCAAGGTAGAGTCAACTCTTTTACATGATTTCTATGAATCTTTGCTTGTACTATTCCGTTATACCATAGATCTGGATGTAATAATACTTCATGAAAAATCTGTTCTCTTAACTCCACATAAGAAAGTGCTCCCTTAGATTGACAATAAAACAAAATCTCTCTTGTAAAGTTTTCGGCTCCTAGTGAAACTATATCAGAAGACAACTCAACACTAGAACCGTAATAAGTTTTCCAATCAGAATCAACTTGACTCTTAATCTTCTTTCTTTTCTTTGTTCCATTCTTTAAAGTTACCATCTTGTATTTGGTCTTAGAAAACTTAGCCAACTTTTTACCAATATATTTTCTATTGTTGGTAAGGTTGGTTACCACATAAACAAACCCGACACAATTGTCGGGTAAGGTTTCCACTAAAGTATTTTGATGAAACCAATCATTATTCAAAATCGTCTTCAAAATCTTCTTTAGTTTCTAGGGACGGTTTATAATCGTCTTCAAAATCTAGATCGTTTATATTTATTGTTCCACAATAAGGGCAATATCTAGTTTGAACATTTTCTATTACGGCCATAATAGATTTTAATTTATATTCCATATCACATGAAAGACACGTGTGTTCTATTTTATCCATACATTAAACATCCTTTAAAATTATGAGTGACAAGCGGTACATTCATCCTTGTTCGTGTTTACTCCACTTTCAGATCTAATATAATATAAACTTTTTATATAAGGGTCTAAAAATGCTGTTTTATGTACAGATGATATATAAGATTCATTTTCATCCGCACTAAAAAATAAATTAATACTTTGCGCTTGATCTATATATTGTTGTCTTCCGGATGCCAATTTAATTATTTGAAATTGTGAGATTTCAAAAGCTGTTTTAAATACTTCTTTTTCTTCTTCCGATAACCATGTAACTTGTTGAACAGACCCATTATTTTTAATAATATCTTGTACAGTTTCAACGGAATATACCTCACGGTCTTTCATTAGTCGCAATAATGTTGAATTTACTCTATCAACCTTCCCAGCTGATGTATTTTGAACATAAGCGTTTTTGTATATAGGTTCAATACCTTGACTAACAGAGCCGCATATAAGAGCGGAAGATAAGTTGGGTGCGATAGCGATTCTATGAGTATTTCTAACACCATAACCAACACACCATTCTGGTTCACTGAACTCTTTAGCCATCCACCGAGATGCTCTTAAAGATTCAGAATTCAAGTGTTTAAAAATTTCTGTATTTTTATAATATGCGTCCATACTTTCGAATGGTATCATATTTTCTTGTAGGTATGTATGAAACCCTAATAACCCAAGCCCTAGGGCTCTACTCTTTTCAGCAAATCTAACAACTTTTTCCATACCTCGAATTCTTTTACCAATTTCAATTAGATCTTGGTTAACACAATCTAGGAACACTGTGGCGTTAAATACCGCATCTGTATCTTTCCATTCATCATACAAAGCACCATTCATCGAAGACAACACACAAGAAAATGTATGATCATTATCAGAATACAAGGTAATTTCCGTACAAAGATTGCTAGCCTTTACCTTAAAACCTCTGTCCTTATACATTGGTGGGTTTTGTTTATTAACTTTATCAACAAAGAAGAAGTAACCTTTACCAGTAATCATTTTAAGTTTCATAGCTTTCTGATATCGTTCAATCGCGTCAGGATCACCTGATTCTAATCGTTCAATAAATTTATCAGAAACAATCCAACCAGCATTAGCATCATCTGGGTATTTAGAAATATGATTAATCACTTCATGATAATCTTCGTGATCGATTTCAAGATATCCAGCCCACGCACCTCTTCTTTGAGAACCCTGTGAAATATCACGTGACATTTGAATAAAATCTTTAAATACTGGTAACACACCAGATGCGGCACCTTTAATACCTTTAATTTTTGATCCTCTAGCTCTAATCCCACCCAAGTACCCCGAAGTACCGAAACCGTTCTTTGATAGTATTGCGGCTTCTTGTTGAGCACCATAGAAATCATATACAGAATCCCCTACTACTCCACCCGAACAGCTCACAGGACAACCAATACCAGTACCCATATTAGATAGAACGGGTGTAGATGCTGCTAGATGACCGCTCCATAGTAGGTTAAAGAATGTGTCTTCCCAATATGGTTTATCATTAGTATAAGTTGCTGCGTGTTTTGCTACTCTAGTATAAACGGATTGTAGATCAGGATACTCTGCTGTTAGGTATTTTTCTTTAAGCATTTGCCAAGCAGCAGTTGTGCACCAATGTGGTAATTTGCCTTCTGCTTGTAATTGTTTACGTTCTTCACCAAGTTCTTCATAAATGTTATACTCATTCACCATACAAATTTACCTTCTGTCCATGCTCTGTTATAATCTGACCCTTGGGAACTAAAGAAATCGTGAAGTGTACTACTTTCAAGATCCTTATAAAACCAAGATGCTATAGGGTTATATGTAGGGTTAAAGATATGTTTATATCCTAGGTTAGATAAACAAATGTCCAATCTAGATTCAACAAAATGAATCAGCTGTTTATCACTAATACCCTTAATATTACCTTTTTCAAAAATCTTACCAATAATTACAGCTTCATGTTCTAGAATAATTCTAGTTGTATCTTCCAATTCTCGTCTAAGTTTCACTAGTTCAGTTTCAGATATCACACCATCTTGAATTGCTTCATCTAGTAAAGTTCTGAATAACCAAGCACCAGCTTCTGAGTGTAAAGTTTCATCGATTGCTGAAAAGTTAATACCGGCGTTGACGTTTATTAACTTGTTTTTACCGTTATTATTAAAATGTTTCAAGAAAGCGAATGATGAATATAAGATAGCACCTTCAATCATAGAAAAGATGCCGACAGACTTTAGAATATTATAAACCGTATCACGTTTAGAAACTCTTTTAGAGATCCATTTCATACGATTACTTAATACTTCATCATCCATATAAGCAGTATAGAATTCATCATTATCTAGTCCGAGTACTTCATTAATTCTATTGTAGAATGGTGCGTGTACACCGATTTCCATAAAGGCGAAAGTTGTGGCCATTCTTTGTATATCGGGTCTGGGGAATACTTTACTAACATAATTTTGCCAATAGTCATTACCGACTGATAATTCATAGATTGTAAATAATTTTAGTGTAGAAATAACACCGTGATATTCTGCTTCGGTAAAGTTTGTTTTAAGATCGTGTAGATCTTTTTCAACTTCAATTTCGTCAGGCAACCAGAAGATTTCTGATTGTTGTTTAGCAAACTCAATTGCCGTTTTGTAATCTATTGTATAAATAGATTTTGGTTCTAATAATCTAATTCCCATTTCATTCCTTTATCAAGTTTCTTAACACCAATACCATATTATATACTATATAGTTTGCTTTGTATACTAATATTTTATTAATTTTTCATAATATAAAATGATAGCTTTCTGTTGATCTATATATCGTTTCATGTCTTGCACGTTCAAGGATATATTTTCATATCCTTTCACTGATATTGCAACAAACACAACTTGACCGTTCATTTTTCTGGATTTTTCTAGGAATGCTTCTAGGTTTTTATCGGACACCACATACCATTCAACTTTAGAAAGTGTAATAGGTTTAGGATGTTTTTGTGGTGTAATCACTGGTTTTATAAATTCAGTAACTGTTACAATTTTAGGTTGAAATAAAGAGCAACTACTAAGGGATAGTAGTATCGGCAGTAATAGTGTCAAACAGTTTATTGGTCGCATTATTAATTATATCCTCAAGTAAATTTGGTTTCTTAATTGCAATTTTGGTTAAATTATGATCAGTAAGTTTGAGTCTAAGGGTGTTCAACATTACCTCAGATTCTTGCAATTGTCCTTGTATTTCAGCGGATGCCTCTTCTCTCAATTTTATTAAACTATTAATTTCTGTTATAGTTTCTTCTTGGCGTTCTACTATAATACTTAGTGTTGCATTATCCGCCGTTAATAGTTCTATCTTTGCTTGAGTGGAGTCATAATAATATTTACAACCCAAACCCAAACCCAGAATAACCATAATTAAAGCAATTACACCATATAGTCTTATCATAGTCCGTTAGATGATCTTTGTCTGATTGCTCTTAAAGCTCCAGTTTCTTCATTTCTTAGGATAATAGTATGACCCCTATTCTTAGCGGCATAAGATTTAATACCCATTTGATTTTCATCATCTTCGTCAAGAAACTTTGCCCACCGTTCAAACTTCATTCTACCCGTTTCAAATTTACGAAACACCGAGGCTGGAACGTTAAATTCTTTATGTCTGGGTTTTCCCGTGGGATTCATATCAACACCACCACCCGCTACTGAATTTGAGGCCACTTCTTCTTTCATCGGATTATTTCTCCAGAGTTGATAAAAATTTCTTGTTTAGTTTTTAGGTGATATACTTTATATATAGGGGTTCCAAGAGAATATCCAATGGGTTCTAGTAATTCATTCACTTTAATGTTAGTACCTTTTGATGCAATTACTTCGCCAGTTTTAGGAGAAACGCTTTCATTTTGAAGTGTATAAATTCCTGGTAATAATTGTTCACTTTCATTAAGATACCAATTAGTGGAAGATTCTGTCAATTCTTTTTCATCAAATGAATCATCGATTTTCTTTAATACTTTTAATACAGATTCTTCTGACATACCTGTTTCTTCTCTGATCAAGAAAAGAGCAGTTGCCCATGATGCAATTTTAGTTCTGCCGAATGGTAGTAATCCAATTAATCTTTTAATATTAAAGACTAGTCTATGGAATATTGTATAAGAAGATTTTTCTTTGGGGGTTTTTAAGGTAGATCCTTTTTTTAGTACTTTACCTTTCGCATCTATAACACCAAGTTCAAAGGCTTCAGTTTTATCCCAAGGTGTGACTAATAGTTTTAAAAATCTAAAGGCATAAAATAAATCACCCGTTCTTGATATAATGCTCATATTGATTACCTAATAGTTTTAAGTGTTAAAGTATGTTATATTAATAAATCACTCAGACGATTAATATATATTAGTATTTATAGGGGTTGACTTTTTGTTAAAGGTGTGTTATACTTTGTATAAATAGAATTATAATAAAAACTTAAAACTGATATAAAATACTTATCTGCCTGAAACGAGAAACTCAGGATTAGTAGCGTAACAACGTGAAGTGAGCAGACTATATTATCCAACATACTGGATTGAGGTCTGTAGATTGATTCCCCTTTCAGTTGGGATAGATATCTAGAATAACCGGATCGGGACATTATTGTGACTGTTAGAATATATCACATTGTCCATTGAAGATTCATGAATAGACATGGACTAGGTCAACAGGACATCGTAACCTGTCTTTAGTTTACTGTGCTTAATGTATTAGTATTCTATTAATGTATAATATTAGTAAAATACTAATACAATAGTCCGTAGGACTATTACAGTTCCTTTGGAACTGTTACTTTAAAGTATATTAGTATTAGTATTCTCTTTAATAATCCTTTAGTATAATAACACTAAAACCATAATACTTTCAATAAGTTATAATTTAAATTGCATTATAACTTGAAAATAGGTGTACTAATGTATCAATATCACTTTTAAGTGAAAATAGTATTATTATTTCTGTTATTGTTCAATAAGTTACAAACGTTAAATTCGTTTAAATTATATTTGTCTAAGTTTTTCTATTAATATCATATCCAATGGCACTTCAACTTTATCATTTTCCTTAATATAGTTCAAGTAAATGAGAAGGGTTTTTATTACTGGCCAATGTTGTTCTTTAATTCTATACCATATCATCTTACTTGCGGCATCTATACCGAATACATTAAATAAAACAATGGTATGATTTAGTAACAATCTTTCTTGCAAGTCATTATTAACATCATATCTAGTTAATAATTTATTAATATGTTTGAAGCGATTAAGGTCATCATAAAATTCATTAAGGTCTATACATTTATTAGAGTTATAATTCCTTGATGCATATAACAGAAAGTTATCTTCATTTAACACTTCAAATATTTTCACACTAAAGTTTCTAGAATATAAATAATATCAGATTTAGTGTCTTTTGAATTAACTACTAATCCATGACTTTCAGCAATACTGATCAGTTCTTTTTTAGTTTTAGACTTTAAAGAAATTTCTTCTACAGGTTCTTTAATATCATCAACAGGTTCAACTTCATTCCACTCATTGATTTGCTCTTGAGTTAATCTAATTGATTTTAATAATTCACCGGCTTTTGTTTCATATCCTCTGTGGGTTGCTACTGAACCCTTTAACCAACTTGGTACTTTTTTCATTGTCATATTCCTATATTACATTTTACGTGATTAGTTATTACTTATTACTTTTATTATACACTCATTCGTCTTCTGGTTCCGGCTTTTCATTTTCACCTTCCCAATTAGCATCAATATAATCGTAAAATTTCTTTTTCTCTTCTGGTGTTTTTAGATCTGCTGGAGAATCAATACCAAACTTCTTTAAAGCTCCATCAAAGAATTTTTTATATTCTGCTTTAGTACCTTCTAACATTTCTTTATATGTATCGGCTAAAATATTTGTAACGTTATCATTAAACATTTTTGTTCCTTTTTAATTTGTGTTGAAATATATGTTGTGTATTAAACTGCCTTTTTAATGTATGCAAAGAGTCCAGCTACTATTGTAGTCACCCCAATCCACATTACCTTATGGACCGAGTTTACTGTTCGAGCATTCAAACTAACTACACTATTTAATTCGTCTACACGATAATCGAGCTCCTTCAAGGTTTTCGATACTTCACTTTTGTTATACTCTAAAGTGATTAAACGTTCTTCGGCTCTTGCCAGTAAAACCACAACCTCCGCCAGTTTATCGATCTTTCCTTCAATACGATCTAATCTTCTATCATCGCTTGGCATTGTTTCCATAAAATGATTCCTTTTACTTTTTCTTCGCCGCAAGGAATGCCGCAATTGCCATATCACGTATTTCATCCGGATCATTTTCATCAAAGTGTGGCGCGTCAGAATCTTGAAATGATTTAATCCATACATCCAAACCATC